CTGGAGTGTTTTCCATTTCGGGTTCAGGTGTTGGTGATGCGGCTGGGGCCGCTTGAACATCGATCTCTTCAGTAAGAGACCTGCCAATTCCAATAGTAGGATCAGCAGGTATAGAGACCACACTTACTTCGTAGGGCGACCAACGGGTCGCCACGAAGTCACCGCCTCGCTCTTCCATCTTGTCGATGGAATAACCGAAGCTGATGCCGCGCAAGATATTATCCCGCACGTCATCAAGCACTTCTTGCGCAAATTTATTGCGCGAAAAGCGCACTTTTACATAGCCGCGCTTCTTGTCTTCATCAACCCAAGAACGCTCAACAACTCCGACAACACGATCGGGATCGTGATTAAAAAGCAAAGGCGCTCCGTCGTTCAGTCGACCAAGGTCAGCCGATCCCGATTCGTGGCTCAGAATCTCATTGCCAAAGTACCGGACAACCGGATACTCGGAGCTGAACGGGAACTCAAAGCTGCGATCATCTAGAGCGCGAAACTGAGTGACTTCAGAACGCTGAAATTTGCCGCCTTCAACATCGCGACGACCCTCAGGCTCGGCTTCGCGAATTGGCTCAATTTTGCTCAAAGTGCTAAAACGATGGCCAACCATTGTGTCAGTAGCCTCCCCCTCGCGATAAACGCGAATCAAAGCTGCTGGATCGTCAGATGTACCCTCAACCGTAAATTCGCTATCGGGAACAGGGATAACCCCGTCACGCTCAACCTTTTCAATGCGACCGCGAGCGCGACCGCCAGAGCTGTTCCACGAAACGAAATCTCCGGTCTTTAACGCATCAGGTGCAGCGCGTTCTTCGGTCACATCAGTGTCCTCAATTTCGCTCATTTTAGAGCGATCACCTGTAGCCTCCTCGAACTCCATTACGTCGTAATTTCGCTCTTTAAGCCATGAACGGGCTTCCGGTGCTGAAAATTCATCGAGACGAAAACGAATTGCCTGCAATTCAGCTCCGTCTTCGCCTTCTTTGATGCCAAAAATAAAATCAACCCCCTTGCCGCCTTCGTTATTTTGACGGCGGAATTCGTCGTACTGACCTGGGTCACGCAGCCTTGCTGCATGCTCGTTTGGGTAAGGACGATTTGAATCGCCCTTGATGATCATTTCGCGTTCAGAGTCCATCAAGCCTCCTCCTGGGGCATAGGTTGATCAGCCGGCAGCATCGGCTGCTCAATAATGTCTCGATCAAGTTCAACACCAAGCCTTTCGGCCGCAGTCTGCTCGCGAGCAATCTCAGCGAGATTTTCGTCGAAATCTCCACCAATTTTTGCAACAATCTGGGCCTTGGTCATATAGCCAGCCTGCTCCATTTCTCGGTAAGCCTTAACCTCCTTCAACGGATCAACCCAATCCCAGCCCCTTGCCATCCAACGCGGGCTGTCATAACGCTCTGGACGGGCTTCAAAATCATCAAAAGGCAGCTCGCCAGACAAGACCGCGAGCGAAAGCCACTCACGGAATACGCGCATGTGAAAATGCTCAATCAAATAAGACTGAACAACCTTCCAGTGCTCGCGATCCTCGAGCAACGAAAGGCGGCTACTTGAGTAATTTGTTTCACTAAAATCACGGCTCAACGTCTCGTAAGAGCAGCCAAAACCGCTGGCAAACCTGCGGACCTTGTTCCTGACAAACATGTCAAATTGCTGGTCCGGTGAGTCGATATTTGGAACCGTAACGTTTTCGCCTGGCATCAAATACTTGAACATGCCGGGCTCAAATTCGCTAACTCTGCGCTCGTTTTCAATATCGTCAGCATTTACCTCGCCCTCTTGGTTCGTAATGAATCCCATTACGCTTGCGCCGGCACGGGCTCGGATCACCGCGGCTTCTTCGTAGCCCTGCAATTGATGCGCATCGGCCATCACAGAATGGAACCAAGGCACGCCACGATGCTGCTGCGGCCTTTCTGGGATAAATAAATGGATGACATCTTCCGCAGGCAAGAAGACATGCTTGTCGTTTCTTTGCGGCGCATTCTGGAACCAGTAGTCACCTGGATGGCGCGTGAGGAAGGCGTACCGCACAGGGCGGCCCCATTCATTGACCTCCACTCCCATCCGCCATTCGTTCCCCTCGGCCAAGGTCTGGCCTTGGTATTCCTCATCCAGGTAATCAGCCTCAAGCATCTGGAGCGCCAATGGCACTCTGCTACCCCCAAAGGGTCGGCGAATAATTCGGAAAAGAGCTTCTCCTGACTCAGGCAGCGCTCCAGTCGCAAGCCATTCCATCATGTGGAAGCTTTGGCGACCGCTTACATCACAGCTGGAAGAGCGACACCAGGAATTCCATTTCTCCTCAATTAACCTATTGGTGCGTTCGTCGCGGCGATTACCCCGCAGGAAAGTCACCTGCGACTGCATTTTGATGCCGCTCCCGACAACGTTGATCTGCGTTGTTCGCTTTGCCTGCTTCGCGTAAGGGTTGTTCCGCACCATTTCGCGGCTGCGGTCACGCAACTTGCGAAGGCTTGTGCGAATCTCGGCGTCAGCGCTGGACTGAGTGGCCAACCAATCGCTGGTAAGCCGGCTGATCATGGCGCCCGCGTAATTACGGCGACGCACCGGAGGAAGTGCTTTGGGGATCGGCTGAAGGCCAAACCGACGCAAAATTTCAGTACGGATGCCCATCAGCCTTGGTTAAAGCGAATGTAAAGATTCATTGGGTCGCCGAGACCAGAAGCAATGATCTTGGCTTTATTCTCGCGTGCCACAATCGCCTTCAACCTGCCTTCCCATGCGATCAGGTCAGGCAGATCAAATCGCTTCAACGATCGATTGCCAATCCTATATTCCTGAGTCGCGCCGCCAGTCATTAACGCGCGAATTGCAGCCTGAACAGCGTCAAGGTCTTTTTGAGCCTGAGATCTGCCGTCGTAGGCGCCAGGAGTACCGGAATAAGCAAGGGAAGCCTCAACCTCGATCTGGCCCCTGCTGTATTCAGTTACAGCACCACCGACAATTGCCGTGACGACTGCCTGAAAATACCAAGCAGTGCTGGGGTCCATTGCCCCAGTGGTCGCAGCCGGAATAGTTACCTTCCAGCCGTCCTCATAAGCGATACCCGTCGCGGTAACGCCTTCCCCAGCGGTATTTAGCCTGAAATAATAAGTAAGATTATGAGTTGAATTTGTGATAGAATTACCAAAGATGTCAGTAGTCGCGGCATCTGTCCACACCGCGTCCACCCCTGCTGCTATGGACGGTGGGATTGCCATCAGAAAACGCAATCTTTGTTCTTCGCTACTTTAGCGCCGCAACTCACCACTGCTTCACAAAACTGCGCTTTGGAGTGGCATTAACTCTTGAACGCCTTGGTTTAGCCTCCCCACGACGCTCAAGTTGATCCCACATAGTCCTTCTGTCCATTTTTTGGTAAAGACGATGCAAGGCCGCATACGCATAGTTCATTTCATCCAGTGCCTCGTTTGGAGCCTGGCTTTTCTTGACCCATACGCGCTCGGGAAAGCCATTCCTAAAACGGAGGATTTGCTTTTCGGCTGTCAACTCCTCGAAGTAATCGACTCCAACCGTAGGGAAGAAGTGCAAATATCCGGCGCCAGGGTCGTTGTGCTTCAACCGCCCGAAAAGCAAAGATTTGACAGTGTCGACGCCAACGGGGAACAGCTGTGCGCCCTTCTTTAGCGCTTTTCCCTTGTAGTCAACGTCAACTTTTGATGCCTTGCCAAGGGGCGGCTTTCCTTTCTGAGACATACCCTTAATCGCAATCACGCCCATTGACGCCCTTTCTCGGCTGTACTGATAAACCTCTTGGGTGTGGTGACCGCCAGAGTCAATCGCGCAACACAAAACTTTCATCTCCTCTCCTGCTTCATTGATATAAGGCTTTTGCAAAATTTCATCCAACTGCTTCCATACCTCTGGTCGGGATGGACTTCCGTAAATCTTCACTCGATCAATCAACCAGCCTTCTTCTTCACGACCCCAACCCCACACACTCAACGACAACCGGTCGTCCTGCACGTCACATCCGATCGTCAGCGCTAATGCCTCAACCGGCGGCACATACTGCTGATAAGTTTCGTCCGCTGCACGGTCCATCAAGGAATCAGCGCCAACCTTGGACGCATATTCATCCTCCCAGGTTTCGCCTAAAACAGTATTGACAAAGGTTTTTAGCTGCTCAGCATCACTTTTGGCGTCTAAAAATTCCTCAACAAGGTTTGGCCACGTCGCATTAGGGCTATAGCTATACGCCGCCCAGATATGAAAGCCAACATGCTTGCCATTTCCTGGCGCTGTTGCTCTCCATTCGCCCCTTTCTACCATCCATCTTTTCTTAGAATGCGGAATAATCACACCACAAGATTCACAGCAATACCCAGCTGTGCTCGGGTCGTTATCAGTCCACCTGATATTTGGCCACTTGAGGTACTGCATATGACTACAATCGGGGCAAGGAACGAAATAGCGACGTTGATCCGTTTGCAGGAACATTCGCTCTACGCGACTGAAGTCTTTTACTGTCGGCGTGCTACCAGCAACAATTGTTCTGTTCCAGTAGTACTCAGTCCTTCGGATGCCAAGCTTGATCTGATCGCCTTCTGCGCCAGCAGAAAGAGGGTATCCGTCGACCTCGTCAAATAAAACGACCCTTCTACTGACACGCCTAAAGCCCCTTGGGCTATTTGCGCCGACCATGCTCAGCGTTCCACCAGGAAATTGCTTCTGCAAAATCGTGTTCGCCCCATCTTTTGCCTTCGACTCGCTAACCAATCCCTTCAAGCAAGGCGTATCACGCAACATTGGGGCAATTTCTTCCTTTGAATACCCCTGAGCATCCTCAATGGTCGGTTGCACCAGCATGATCGGGCACGGATCCTGGTGAATATGAAACGCAATTGTGTGATTCAATATTTTTGAGTACCCAACCCGAGCGCTTTTCATCACAGTTACCTGCTCAAGCTTCGGATCGGTTATTGCGTCCATAATTCCTTTTTGATAAGGCAAAGTGTGCCATCTTCCGCCTTCAGCGCTGCTTTCTGCGCTTAAAAAGGCATAGCGATCTGCCCATTCGCTCAAAGTCAGCTTTTCAGGTGGCTTAAACGCCTTGTAAGCCGCTTTTTCAAGGCTGATCAGGTTATCTTCACTCATCACTAACGCTTTCGGACAGGTCTTCAAGGGTTTCGCGCACAATATCCTCTAGCACTGTTACCGCCTCAGTGTCTAGATCCGGTATTCTTTGCTTGGCTTTGGTAGGAATGCCCAGAATTTTTGTCCTGGCTAAAGTTACAATCTCGACCCACTTCAGCTCAACATCTTGTGCTTTTACAAGTACTCCTTCTTTTTGCTTGCGATCCAGCTCTAGTAGCTCAGCTTTGAGGTGCTCAGTGCGCGCCCTGGACTCGTCGTAGTCAGGAATTGACTCTTCCGTCTTTGCCATCCTCGGCCTGGCAGGAGCAAAAGAGCGCTCACCAGCCTTTGGCTTTGGTCCAACCCCAATCCGCTTCTGAGTGTTTTTTGACCAATGCTCCCGCATGGTCTCGCTGTTGACCAACTCTCGACCATCACTCGTGCGAACGACGGGCAAGCGACCAGTCTTCACGGCTGCATAAACCGCCTCTGGAGTTACCCCCATAGCGCGGGCTGCCTCGGCCTTGGTAATTAGTGGCATAGGCGAATAATACATCGTTCTATGTAGCGTAAAACAAAATTCAGTGCTAAGCTGTCCGGTTTTGCTTTTTTAGCCGGGTAAGGGGACGAATTGTTTCGTATATCAAAACAACTTTTGGCGGCAGTGCCTAGGAAAATAAAGCGACTCGAATTACCCA